CCAACCTGGTATTGCGGCACGCTAGTGCAACGCCGGCATTGTGCAAATGGTTCAACGGTTTTCATATTCATTCCCCCCTCCTGGTTGCCCACGCCTAGTTTTCACTCCCAGTTATAATCCGAGAGCTCTTCGTCTTGTTCTTCCCGTTCGGCGGCAGTCGCTGGCGGTATTTTGGTGATAATACCATCGGTCAGCAGGTAATTCAGCCGGGCCTTGCGTAGCCGTTTGGGTAAACATGGCCGGCAATCACCGGGCCTATCGTGCCGGTGGTTACAACTCAGCCCCGCGTACATGACTTCATATTTTGCCATTTTCGTTCCCTTCTTCGTTGCGCACGCCTAGCCCACATTAAGACCAGCCTCGAAGCTGCAATACTGTGCCTCGGCATTGACCAGTGCTTGCACGGCGTTGTAGTACGCAGCGTCAGTCTTCGCATTGCAGTGGTGGTCCTGCATTCGCAACTCCGCATCATGGGTCTCGCGTCTACGACGGTCACATAGACGACCCAAGCGATGCAACTCAGCCTGTTCGTCAACTGTCCATTGTCGTGTTGCCATTTTCATTCCCCCTTGTTGCGCCCAGCCTAGCCCTTGTCCGCCGTCTCGCCCTCGATAATCCCGCGCAGCATGCGGACTATCTGCGCGTTCGTGGATCTATCGCCCAGCTCGGCCAGCGCTTCTATGGCGTCGAGGATTTCCGCTGGCATTCGGATCGTTACGGTTCTGAGTGGTCGTGTTGTCATGGTTGCACCTCGCTTTCCAAACGCCAGCCATCCCGCAACATTTTGACCTTCCATGCCTCAATGGCCTTACCTGCCGTTTGAAAATATCGCGTAGTCTTGCCGCATTCAACGCATTGCACAGCCCAGGTATTTTTCTTGCCCGGGCTAAAATCCTTGAGCAGTCTGGGTTGATGGTGGCAAGTCATGGGTTCGAGGAGCATGGAGTCGCCTCGTTCAGCCGCCTCGTAATCGGCCGGAAGGGGCATCACCGTGCCCCGGAGAGCCAGCGCGTTGTGTTCGCGGAGTAGAGCGGTGAGGGTCATGTCAGTGCTGCTGATTGCGCAAGTCTAGTCGTCTATCTCCCTATCCTGCTCTTGGTCTGCCGCGCGTTGGGCTTCGTTACGAGGTAAGATAAACCCACGTCCTCCGCATTCACGGCAGGCATCCTCTGCGCATTGCGGGTTTAGTCCAGTGCCTGCGCAAAATTTACAGATCGGCCATGCCATTTTCATCCCTCCGGTTGCGCACGCCTTAGAATGTCCACGTTCTATCAAAGCCAATAACTTGTTGATCTCGGTGGCTACAGGTAAACGGCAATAACGCGACTGCTTTTTTTTCCTTATTACTAAATGTGATTTCAAAAGCTCCGAGTTTCGACGCGAGTTCTCGGACACCTTCGCGCCATGTGAATCGTGGGCGATATTGAGTTAGGACATACGGACCTTGTTCGCCAAGTTTTGGCCTATCGCAAAAACAACCCGATCGATACTCAGCAAAGATTTTAATTTGTTCCATTTCCATTCCCTTCGCCCTCCCTTTGGTTGTGCACGCCTACACCGCCTCGCTTTTCCACAACCGCACCAAAAAATTTCGGTGGGGTCGGATTACATCGCCGCCTTCACGTTGCGCTGACCGTTCGGCTTGAGTCCGGTTCGAATATGTCAACGCGCAGACTTCCCCTTTGTAGAGCTTGCCGAGTACCACGACGCCGCTGGGTAGCGTTACCTCGTATCGTTCATATTCGATGGTTGGTTCCATTTCCCCTCCTCGCCCCGTGTCATCGGGGCTTTGGTTGCGCACGCCTAGTTATGCCGGTCTTGACGGAACCGGCGCGAAGGTGGTTAGCCTACCGTTTCCCTCCGCGTAGGATACGCGGGGAAAATCACGCCGCTTTTTTAAACTCCGCTTGCTGTATGCCTCGGATACAATCTGCTGCTTTTTGCGCCTGTCCTGCTGCCCAGGTGATCCACTTCTTGTTAGCCTTGTCCTTGAGTACAGTCAGCCAGGAATTGAGATAGCTCGCCGAGTTTTCAATTGTTCTGTTTTCAATCCCTGCAATCCCACACAAGTAAGAGGCTGTAAACTCTGCGACTAGCTCTTCTTTACTGTAGGTATGATCTCCGAACGAAGAACCGAATTCACGAGCAAGTCGCGAGCTATGTCCAGTCGAATGCCCTAGTTCATGGAACATGGTTGAGTAAAACATTTCTGCCTGGGAAAATTGCGACATTTCGGGAACCGTTACCGCGTCTTGCGACGGAGAATAAAAAGCGCGGTTCGATGCTCGGATATTTACTGCGGGCCTGTTCGGCATGGCATCGACAATGGCTTGCGCCTGCGGGATAATCTCATGTTTGAAACTGTCCGCCGGTGATAGATCCGGCACTTTCAGCCCGTCACATTGATCGGTATTCCACACCGGAGTGTAACGCAATACCGAGTAGCTCTCGCTCTCGGTATCGCCATTCTCATCTACAGTCTCTTTCTTCATGGGCTTGTAGAAAACCGAAAATGCCGGTGACTTTTCGCCAGCCTTGACATGCCCGCCAAGGTCCTTGGCTTGCTTGAAACTGACCCAAAACGGTGACTGATAGCCAAGAGCAATGCTAGTCATCGACAACATGAAAGTATTGATTCCGCGATATGGCTTAGTCGAAGCGAAGTTTCGCGGCATGCCATATTCGCCCTTCTTCCATGGACATTGCCAAGGAACCGTGCCGTTTTCCAATGCGCCGATAATACGCTGATTGATGACTTCATAAACGTCCATGCTGTCTCCTTACTTCCCGACCAAGGGAAGCTTTGTCACTGTGGTTGCTACCTCTTCAATCCCCTCATGTTATCGTTTTCGCAAAATATCAACTTTTTTGCCTCTGAAAAAAAAATGCTTCTACCCCTATGTACAAGAGAAATTCGTGCCATGAAAAACCTACAGGACCGACTGAAGAAACATACGATTGAAATGAATTCGGGAGCTTGCAAGCAAAAACTATTTTCACCATGAGAAAAAAATACAACTAAAGTCCAATGAAGAAAAAACCCTGCAAGTCGTAGAAGGAAAAAGCAGTCGGTCGAAGAAAATCGGATGCTTGCGCGACACGCGATCGAGACTCAGGGCTTGTCTGCCGACAGGCAGGCTTGCGTTTCACGTGAAACAGGAGTAAGGCAGAACCATGGCATTTGGATACAGAGAAGCCACGGCGCAAGAGATTACCGATCAATCCGCGCTTATCGTCCCATCTGAAGCTCTGCTACCGGACCAACGAGCATTCTTAAATGGCTACATCCAGGCCGGAACTATCCGTGGTGCTCAAAGGCTGAGTAAGATCCACCACTTATATCATTATCAATGGCTTGAAGACTACGCCAACTATCAGGCTGCTTTTGTACGGATAGTAGCTATCATAGAGGCTGGAAACGCCGAGGGCATAAAAACGCGCGCGGTGAAAGGCTGGTTGGAGCCACTATCCTACAAGGGCATGAAAACAGGCCAGGCGATTCGACGCTACGACAGTGCGCTATCAGCATTGTACCTCAAGGGCGTTGATCCGAAGTTCCGCGACGGGGCGCAAATCGCAGTCGGGCCGGCGAAGATCGAGATTTCCATCGTGCAAACGGCTCCGGCGGGCGATGCTAACACAATCGAGATCAACCCGGGTTCTAAAGAGTAGCACAGACCGAAGATCAACTACTTACAAGGCTTGAGGTTACATAATACTTCTTCTGGGACGTTCCTACCGCTGATTTCATTGCGTTATTTAGTTTCGAGCAGATTATCAGAGGCAGCCTAAAACAATTAGGTGCCAGCAGTCGCGTCGTTTCAAGCCGCGTTAGCACACCGGTTTGCCAGCTAATACGCAAATGCTGCTAGTCCAGGTGCGTCAGTAAGCTGTCGCGTCGATCGTCTCATGAGGGGCCGCGCGTCGGCTTGCTTCGCGCGCACTGTGTCCGTGATAGGTAAGCCCTATGAGGGTAAGATACGCGCGCCTGGTATAGCACGCGCGAGGGGGTGGGGGGGTACTTTGCTTCTCGCCCGTAACCTACGTAGTCCTGCCTACGGAAAGTTTCACGTACAAATCAAACTCCCTGGTTGTATCTTCGCTTGAACCACCTACTCATGAGCCATGCGAGCCCAGCGGCGAAGGCGGCAACCCCGGCAATGAAAGCAATGAAATCGAGCCAGGTTTCCATAATTTCCTCTCAGTCGAAAATCAAACCTGGGTCTTCGTCTCTGCGATTTCCTTCAGCAATTCCTTTGCAAACTCACGGGCGAAATTGTTGACTTCTACCCGTCCCTTCAAGTATTTTATTTCACACTCAAGTTGACTGATCATCAGTTGACTGTTATCCAAGGCATGCTGCATCCAGGGCGCAGCAACCTGTTTCGCTTGACAGGAATCGTGTCGATGGGGGTCCAGCCAGTTTGCAATTTTATTTCGCAGTGTCATTTTACTTCCTCCAGTGACGCTTCTACAGCTCGCATATAATTTTTCTCACTACGGTTTCAAACCTCGGGTAGACAGTGGTTCACTGACACGTCTCAAGTGAGCTCACGGCGTCGCATGTCAAGGACATGCTTTGGCCTATCGCATAAGGAAGTCGGAATTTTCCGAGACTTTGGGTGCAGTTTCCCCAACCCCGTTACTCCGAGGAGAGCGCACATTCCAGCATATGTGTGGCCGGGCTAGAATCAAGACTCGCGGTATTTCGGGCTGCCGGCATGCAGCATGCGTTCTTTTCGCTTTCTACTAGACTGAGCCGTTTGGCTTCCAGTGCCCCTGCCCCGTACGCGATCCGGGCTTGGTCTGATCATACCCGCGCTACTCGTTCTCACCACTTCCAGAAAGAAGGCTGAGCCTTAAAGCATGCGCGCGGTGTTCCCGGAAGGGCTTTTCAGGGGGGCGCCTCACCGTGAGCCTAAGTCAAAGGGTTAGTAAATCTCCTTTCGATCTTATCGAACCATCTTATCATTCCCAAAGCGTGAATCGCCAGTCCTTGACTTTCTGCAATGCGTCATCCCGCCCATTGGCTTTATCTCGCAACCAGACGGCGTGCTTAACCCATTTATCCACTACGGTCTCAACATCGGCCGCCGTGGCGGGATCGATAATAGTCGGCGAACCCAGGCCATTATATATTTCCAAACGGCGCACCTGGGCGGCCGTTTTTCCCCAGAGCGCCAACACAGTCGCACTCGGATGATTCAGAAGTCGCCTTAGTGCTAATCGTTGACCTATTGGAACCTTTTTGCCTTCAGCCTTTGTTTCAAAAAATAAGTATAATCCACCTATTTCAACGTATGCGTCGATGTCCATAGGACGAATTGGAGGCGGGAGCCGGCGAACGATATATTCCCAAACAAACTGTCCGTCGTAGCCCGCCGGCGGATACATCTCAAACTTTTCTTTATTATAGAGACCCATCAGCGGATAAATCCAAAGTCTTTAAAAATTGCCTTAAACTGATCCGTCTTTTTGCCATAGTAAAAAAAAGCTTGGCCCTGAGTCGGCATTTTCTCCCCCTGGACGGCATCGACAAACTTTACCCGGCCGCGGGTGAAGCAAATGAGGGCAGCCATGGACTCGGCATTATGGAACCACGCCGTATCTGTAGCGGCGTTGGTTAATAAAATGGCATCGGTGACCTTTCCGCTCGCTACATGACGGACCAGCGCGTCCACAAAATTGGTCATAAAGGGTTGCGAATAGGGCGGATTGAGCCAAACTCTGCCGTGCCATTCTTTACTTAGGGCATTGTCTCTTTTTGTAAAATAGGAAGCTGCTTTTATTGTAGCTTGCGCAGTCTCGCAACTGGCTGGATCGAGATCTATTCCATCCATCACTAAGCGGGCTGCTTCGATATATTTGGCCGGGGTAAACATCTCGTCGTTTTCATTTTCATGATCGCCGTAAAATGCCTTATCGACCAATAATGCCGCCCTATATTCGGCGCCCAGTAGGCGCGCGCGATACGTCGTCACTTCTTTGAGGTATTTCTTCCACCGGTGGACGCGGACTTTCCAGGTATCAACGTCCTCATCTGAAAAAGGTTGCAGTTCTGTAACCTTTTTATTCCCACGTCCTGCCCCATGCTCCGGTGTTACTTTCCCCTCCCACCACTTGCAAAACTCGCCCTGCTCCTCGATCTTCACGTCCACCGCGTTTTCGAGAAGCGGCCAATCTTGAATTGCTTTGGCAAAGCCCGCTAGAGCGTCGAGCTTCGCCACCTTGATTCCAGTTTTAGCTGGGTTGAATTTATCGAGCGCGCTCGATGATCTCAATGCAATAGTTTTCATCCCGCGCCTTTCAGTTGTTTAGGGCAAACGCAAAAAGCCCCGCGGCCTAGATGGCCGAAGGGCTCCGTGGTTTGCAGTTGACCGCCTGGAATTCTAGTTTTGAGTGAAAGAAAAGACATTTCGTTCCCCTATCACGGGAATGGAGGTGGGGGCGGTGATAGCGCCCCCGACCTCAGCTTTGCAAGTCGGCACCTGACCAAGCATCAATTCACTTCCTACTCTTTTTCCGAATTGCTGTCAAGCGCAAATATTTTCCTTGACACCTTCTCTGCGTCTCTGATATGTTTCGGCCATCTCGTTGCTGGGAGACAATCAATGAACGATAGTGAGATCTCCGATTCCGCCTTGAAGCGGATCGGTAAGTCGACTCTACTCGACGAAATTTGGCAGGCTCGCTGTAGGGTGATTGCCAATTCCAATCCACCGCGCGAATCGCTGCGTCTTTTGATTCACCATGATTCCTTTCGTGAACTCCTACGGGATCCGCGCTACGTCGAGCAGATACAGCGGCGATCCTGGCGAATGCCGCCAATGTTCGCCGACATGCTGCTCATTGTAACAGAATGGGTCGAGGGTTTTGAAATCGTGATCCGGGAGTAACCCATGAACGTTAACGGCATTCTCATCGACAAAATTCTGGCCGCGGCAGTCCCGGAGATCGCCTACGAGCATCGCCAAGCAAATCGCGCAACGGTGGGGCATCTCACCGGAGAGGACCGGCTGATGCTCCGAGTGCTCGAAGATGCCGTCGACGTCATTCACGGTGCAGTCACCGCAGGAACCTATTCCTACAAGCACAAGGAAGAGCCTCGGTTGGAGGCCATCGAGTGGTTCGAATCGGACGATGAGGACTGGATATTTTCTTTTGTGTCGATCTGTGAGCGGTTCGGGCTCGACCCCCAGGCGGTGCGCGCGGCCGTGCTGGGGAAGAAGAAGCGCGCAGCTTGACATGACAAGACCATATTTAATAACAAATCTTGCGTTTACTCGCGCTTCGGATGACGAATCGTATCACGAGCGATTTTCCGGTACGCCGAAATTGACAGCGAGAAATCTGGTCGGCGGGATAGGTTCCATGAGTTGCGTGCGCTGTCATGTGGCAATCTCGTTTTCCATTGACAAGACGCTGAATCGCGAACCGATCGAATGTCCATTTTGTTTTCGAACACTGAGGGACGCGGTATAAAGTAGCCACGCTGAATCCATGCTGGAGATCCTGAAATCAACAGAGTTCAGAAATGGGCCGGCAAGCGGTTCTCCCCGAATCGCGGTGCCCAGCACACCTGCCGGCCCTTTTGTGGGCTCTTGAAGATACCCCTTGACATCGGTTTCGGGATAGTTTAGGAATTGCTTCATGTTCTCGACTCAGGTTGATCACCGTGAGTCTTTCCTTCCGGGGGCGGGGTGGCTTCACACACTCCGCCCCCCAGCTCGTGAAGGAGCTTATGGCCAAATATCGGCGCTTCCATCCAATTAGCCACGATTTTAATCGTGATCCTGAGATAATTGCCCTTCGCAGAGATTTCGGCGATTGGGCTGCTCTTGCTTGGCAAGAATGCCTCTCGATCGCTGATCGAAATGATGGGATTGTGCCTGGAAGTCTGGATCAAATTGCCTCGATCTTGGCTCCAGTTTCCCTTCAGATGTATCACAGACGCGCCCAGAACGCAGCTAGAACGATGCTAGAACGCTTCACAGATAACTCATGGATAACAGTGCGTCCTGACTGCATTGAGATAGTCAAGTATTGGGAATATCACAGAAGACGGGATGCCAAACAGGCACCCTCCGAACCTAACCTAACCAAACCTAACCTAATTAAGATAAGAGAAGATAAGATTAAGAGCGCGCGCAAATGCGCGCTTCCAACCGAGTTTCAACCTTCGGAAGCGATTATGTCTTGGGCCTCAGAGAAGAACCTACCCGATCCGGCCACCGAGTTTGATGCCTTCAGGGATTATCATGCAAGCAGGGGTTCCCAGTTCATTGACTGGGATGCTGCGTTCCGTACTTGGCTCCGCAATGCTAAGAAGTTCAATCGCAACGGTGATAGACCTGGACGACAACGCGAAGGTGAACTTAGTGAACGAACACAACGAATGCTACGGAGGGGATTATGAATCGAGAATTTTTCAACCAACAGTATACGGCGATGGTCAACGCCTACACTATAGCGCAGAAGCTATCCGATGAAGCCCAGGACGTTTATTGGGAAATGCTAAAAGGTATTCCCGACGACAAATTCGCGGCCGGTGTTCGTCATTGTTTAGGGAGTTGTAAATTCTTTCCCACGATCGCTGAGCTTGGCGAAGCGAGCCTTCCGATGCAATCAGAGAGTTATCCCTACAATCCCCACATTTATCGAGAACCCAGAAAAGTCACATGGCAAGAACAGGTCGCTATAATCTCAAAGCCCCGAACGGCCATTCCCGCAAACGTAAAGGAGTTACTATATGGAATCGGAAAATAAATCAAAGATCGATCAGGTGATGGCGGATATCGAAGATCCTCATCATGCCACGCGATTTCCAGATGGCACAACTCAACAATGTCGAGATTATCTGACTACGATTTGGCGAATGCAGGACGCTAACGGTTTCAGAACGATCAATAATCCCAACTGGTATAAACCGGCGCCACTCAAGGCCAAGGCCGACCTCTTGAGAAAGCAGGGAGTATGAGCAAGCTAGACGAAATCGAGGCCGAACTGGTCAAATGCAGGGCAGACCGGATGAGATTCACAGGACCAATGCTCGTTGAGGACATGGCCGCTGCGTGCCGGTACGTGCGGGCGGCGGAAGCGGCCCTGGCATATTGCGAGGGGGTCTTAGGCGATACGCCTGAGCATCGTCTTTTATCTGCTGCCCGTCGCGCGCTTGGGATCGAGTCATGAGCGGCTGGCGCGCCGGCTACGAAGGCCACGAGAAGATCTCTACGCGGATCCTGAAGAGGGGTTGGCCGAAGGGGAGGCCGCGGCGAAAGGGTAAGAAGGCTACGAAGGCGCAGTATCGCTTCGTTGGCGGCGCCGGCCGCGCGCGTTACTGCATGCCGTGCGATCTGTCCTTTCCGGGGATGGCCGAGCTCGAAGCGCACCAAGCCGACAAGCATGGAGTTAGATTTGTGAGGCCCGATTTGCATCGAACCAGCGTTTAAACTAATCTCTGTTCATGGCCGGCCGCTCGATACTCACCCCCCAGAGTAAACCCTCAAGCACGTTAAAATTAAGTTTAGGCCCGGTAGGCGGAGCGTTTGTCCGTGCCGTGCAGGACGGCTTGGCCTCGGAGTACGCGATCTGTGGCCCGAGAGGGGAGGCAAAAACCCAAGACACGCTGATCGCCATTGCTCTCCATGGTTCACGTCACGCCGAGTTGGGATTTGCCACTCCCGCCAGGTGGATGTACGTTGCCGATACTTTTCGTACACACATTACCAAAACTCACGTCTCGATGTTGTACCCATTTTGGGGTAACGCTTGGCGCTTGCACGACGAGGGCCATCTCGGAGTCTTCTTGAGCCAGACAGGGGCTCCGCTTGTAGTCCTGGAAATGTTCGGCGTTGAAGATCAGGGTGCTCGTGACAGATTAAAAGCCGAGTGCGTTGGCTTGGCGTTCGAAGAAGCGGCGCCCTCCCAGGAGCTCGGCTCCAATGGAATTGATGAGCAAAGCTGGGAGACCGGGCTTACTTCTCGGCGCATTCCGTCGTATTCGAACCCCGGACTTCTCAACATGAACCCGCCCGATGAGGATTACTGGGTCGTACAGCGCTGGAAGTTTGGCCCACAGGCTGCGCCCTTTTACGGATATCATCCCGACTATGCGAAGATGGTTGAGTGGGAAGGAAAGCAGATCGATGTCAGGAGAATGTGGTTTCGAGCGCCGGTCGGTGATAACCCGCACGTCAGCATGGAGATCCGCAAGCGCAACGAACTCGCAATAACCGATGAACAGGTAAAAGCTCGACTGGCTCATGGAGAATTCGGTTCCGTCCAGCTCGGCGAGTCGGTGGCTCAGGACTTTCGACGCGACGAAATGGTTGCCAAGGAGCGTCTATACCCGATGGAGTCTGCTGGGCCGATGTTCTTCGGCTGGGACGGCTGGCATCATCCGTACTGTGTGATCGGGCAAGAACTCAAGGGCCAGGTACGAGTCTATGCAGTGCTGGGCTTCGGGCAACGGTCGGGCGGGATCTATGATTTGATCTCGGAGCAGGTCAAGCCCTGGCTCGCCAAGTATGCGTCATGGTGCTTTCAGGCGGCGACATGCCGACTCCATGGATTCGATCCATCGATGGAAACCGGAGATCAATCCAACCCGGATACGAATTCGGTTGTCGCCATCGAAGGCGGGATAGGCGGTTTCGTCGAACCGATACCGACGAAATGGCCTCCCCGCGTGGCGCCCATGACAAGTCTGCTCAAGCGTCACAATGCTCTGCTCATCGACCCGATCGACGGCGATCCGCTCATCAAGGCCATGGGCGGCCGGTGGTTCTACCCCAAAGATCGTTTTGGGAAAGTCTCGCGAGATCTCCCCAAGAAGCCCAATCATCCCTGGGAAGACATCGGCGATGCCTTTCTTGCTCTACTGTCTCGTATCGCGCCCGGGGCAGAGAAAATAGCCGCCGGGCCTTCGAAAACGGTTACAAAATTTGACGCGAGATTTGTTGATGACCCACGGTTTTCAGATCGAGAAGACAGTTTCGACCCCAGACTTGCTTGATTTCTCTGAGTTATGAGAGTAGTAGGTTAAAACATAAGCCACCTACAATGAATCCAAACCGCGCCGTTCGCGTTCTTCGACAAAAACTACAATCGGCAGTCCTGTCTGCCAGAGCACAGGCAGTCGCCGACAAACGGAGGTAATTATGGCGAGTTTTTTTTCAAGCCCCGACACCCCCGATGCTATATCGCGCCCCAAGGACACCGCTGGCACCAAGGCTCAGGCTGCTGACTTGAAACGTCGTGAGGCCGGCGGACTAACGAAACAGACCGATCTCGCAGGCTTCAGGCAGATGATGTCGAGCTATCAAGACCTAAAACCCACGCTGGGAGCGTGAAGCCTATGCAGACTCACGAATTCACTCATGAGATAATTCCTGCCCGTCGCAATCCAAGAGGCGTTAGATATTTACTCTCCGCGCGGTTTGCGAACGGCAGGGATTTCGTCGCGTGGTTTGAGGACCGGCCTGAGCCGGATGATATTATTTTCTGTTTAGAGAAGGCGCGTCGAGCCGTTGAAACAGGAGCGCATGTTTGATGGATGCTACTTATCTTTTAAAATTGATTCAGCGCGAAGGGTTTTATAATCTTGCCGGTTCCGACGGATGTCTCTGTGCTCATGTCTTACTGCACGGCGTAATGATTGACGTTACCTGCCAGAAATCTAGTTGCAAAGTTTGCCCGCATGGTGTGTGCATTCATATCTCGGGCGGGCCGGAGATAACACGGAGCGAGGCAAGCCTGTTGGCTGAACAGATCAAATCCGAGATTGAACCCATGATTGAGGAATTAGATGTTCATGTTGTCTACGAATCGGGCACTGACGCAGAGTGAGCGCCGAAGGAGTCTAGCTATGGGCAAGTCGAGAGTCCTCAGTAAAAATGGCGAACTATACGGGCAGGGTTTGGGGAGCAGCTTCTGGACACGGGCTTATCACGAGCGCAAGAGAAAGTTAATAATGAGTCGGCCCTACGGCCGCGGGCTCGGTGAAATAGCTCTTAAGGAGTGTCTCGCACTCAAAGAGGAGTTAGGCAGGAATGCGGCAACGCGATTCTGAAGAACTGAAAACCATAGGCGCGCGAGTCGTTGCCCGCTACGATGAGGGCGTGAAATACGCGGCGAATTTCCGCCAGCGGATCGACTTGCTCGCTCCCTATATCGAACCTACGCGCTCCAACGTCCAAAGCCGTCAGGCTCCCGGCGAAGCTCTCATGTCGCGCATGTACGACAGCGAGGGAATCAGCGCGGCCGATCTCGCAGTTCGCCAGATGGGATCATATCTCCACGGTCCGGGCACACTCTGGCACGGTCTCGAAGACGAGAATGATATGGTAAATCGAGACGACGATGCCCGCGAATGGTACGAGGAGTGCCGCAACATCGGATTGAAGCAGTTCACCTACGGCGGATTCTATCCCGAATCCTACGAGTCTGACATGGACTGGATCGCGTTTGGAACCGGGCTTATGCGCGCCGAGCAGAATCCGCAGCTCGTTGGCCGTGAAAAGTTCGGGTTTCGCGGGATGCGGTACACTCACCACAAGGCCGGCCGATTTGTCGTCTTCGAGAATGGGCTCAACCAGGTCGACGAAACCTACCTGGAACTTCGAAAGACAGCCAAGGCTGCGGCGGACCTCTGGGGTTTGAACAATCTTCCCGAAGACATGAGGACCGCTTATGAAAACGGTAGAGCCGACGAATTCAGATTCGTTCACGGCGTCTACCCGCGCAAACAAGGAGAGAAGCTCTACGGCAATAAAGCGTTGCCGTGGGCCTCCTGCTACGTTCATTACGATCAGAAAAAGGTTGTCGCCGAAAGCGGCTACGAGGAGTTTCCAGATTGTGTGCCGCGGTGGACGCGATGCCACGGCGAACCCTACGGCCGCGGGCTCGGTGAAATAGCTCTTAATACTTTGATCACTCTCAATGCGGCGACGAAGGCCGATCTTGAAGCGATGACGCTGAGAATCAAGCCAGCATTGGTGCAAAGACACGAGTCCGTGATAGGCAACAGGGATTTGACTCCATGGGGGAAGACGATCGTGAGAACCGCGCCCGGCGAACCTGTAGGCAACGTGATCGCGCCCATCACCGGCCAGGTTGGCAATTATTCTTTCTCCCAGATCGACGCCGAAAAGATGCAAGCGATGATTCGCCGGATCTTTTACGCTGACATGCTTCAGCAGTTGATGGCGCTCGAAGGACAGCAGGAGATGCGGGTTTACGTCTTCCAGCAAAAGCAGAACATCGTACAGAAAATGCTTGGCCCAACTTACGGCCGGTGGGAATTCGAATTCGGCATTCCGATCATTGCTCGCAACCATAATACTTTGTACCGCGCCGGAATGTTTCCGCCCCCGCCCGATATTATTCTCCAACAGGGCGGACAGCCGAAAGTTAGGTTTGAATCTCCGCTCGCACGCGCTCAGCGCATGGAAGAGATCGACGCCATGAATCAGGCCATGCAGGACTTGATGCCGATCATTCAGATGCAACTCAATCAGTGGAAGATGACAGGAGCGCAGCCGAACCAGTGGATTCTTGACGGCTACGACTTCGACAAGTACCGCGACACGATCAATCGCAATCGCGGTGTGCCGGCGATCGCCACGCTCGGGCAGAAACAGATTGACGCTATTCGCGGCTCACGCGCCGAAGCAGCCAGACAGGCTCAGAAGACTCAAGACTTGTCCGCGTTGGCCGAGGGTGGCGGAAAAATCGCCCCTCTCGTGAAGGCAATGATGCCGCAAGGGGAAGGGCAGATGGGGGCGGTTGCCTAATGAGAAAAGCAATTTGTGACGGCTGTGGCAAAGAAAAGATTGCCCATCAAGACTTCAGGATGGACATTAAAATTGCGAATCTTTTTATTGCCGCTATTGGCGGCGAACCCGAATTTTGTTGCGAAAAATGTTTTTACACATGGGTGGCGAACCCAAAACACAACCCGATTTTGCGGGACCGAATTGCTACAGGCTCAACTGGAGACACGCAGGTCGTAGCCGTTGATATGGACGGGATGAGTATCGAAGATGAAATCCGCGAGGAAGTCAGCAAGTGGATGTACTCGGACCACTACCATTGCAAGGATTGCGGCGCTATCGTGAAGTTTCTGAAACGTCTCGATTGGGAATCCAAGACTGGGGTAACGGCGGTCGGCTCTTGTGATCGTTGCGGGCTTTTCTTGAATGAGAATGAAAAGACTCCGAGAATTAGCTGGACTAATATGGCATGACTGCCGTCCTCTCGCAGATAAAAAACTGGAAACGGAACGCGGCATGAGCGATTGCAGCATTCGACTTACAATTACTGTTTTACCCCATCCCGACGCGACCGACGATTTTCGGGAATGGTTTTTAAATAACAGAACCGAATTCAATGCCGGAATGTTAGAACGAGTATATCCGGTAGTTGAAAAGTTGACAAAGATGGAGTTGCGAAAATTGGGACTGTGCGAAGCCTTTCCGATATCAGAATATATATTCAAGAAGCTAGGGGTTTCTACGGAAGGCGTGGCCGTTCGCTTAAATACCGATGGGATAGTCCAGGTGGATATTGAAAAATGAATTCTCTTCTCTCCCAACTCAAATCTTGGCTGTTTGATACCGTATCTCGCGCGGAATACCGGGAGTTGGCGCACAGATACGAGGATCTAGCCAAAAAAATGAGAGACGCGCACGAATCTAACTTCCGATTGCAAATGCAACTGGCAGAAGTCGATAAGCTCAAAAAAATAATTCCTATTCAATTGAAGGTGTGGCGCGAAAGATGGAAGCCAACCATAGCCGAAGTAGATTGTGAAGAAGTTCTGGCTCGTAGTTTTGCAGTAGCGTTTACCACACAGTCGGGGAAAGACGTGCTCGATTATCTGATTGAAAATTACTTTAAGCCGGTGGAGTTCATTGGGATGCCGAGCCAAATTCCCCTTGCTGAGCGCAACGGTCAGATGAAACTGATGGTCGATATTCTAACTCGTGTCGATATCGGCATGCACCCAATGGCGCGCCAGGAATCACCTTCGACCGAGAAACCAATGGATGTGAGGCTATGAACTGTAAAAAGTGCGGACTCTCTATAGCGGAACGGCCATATGAGATCTTACCAACATTGCCGGACTCTCCGATGGGAGCACCGATTCACGCGAAGATAGTCTGCAAATGTGGCGAAGTACGCCAACTTCTAACCGGATTGCCGATGATCAAAATAACACACAGGACTGATAGCATTCCCGTATGCTGGGAACAATATCCACGGCAAAGTATCGACGAATCGATTCAAGAGGTGCTACGCGATGCCTGAAGAATTCAAAAACTGGAAAGAATTCCTGTTCAGTTCTGCTCTGCTCAAAGATTTGTCCATCGAGCAGATGTTGGTCATCATGCAAGATGACAAAATGCCACTTTTTGCTCACAGCGCGTTTGCCAATGATCTTCTGAGACGCAAGGGGATTATTTAAATGAATGACGAACTGCCGCAGAAAAAGATTGAAGAAATCAAAGGCATCGTGGACGCCGCAGCGAACGAGCCGCAGGCCCGTCTTGTCATTGAGTTGATGCCCAATGGTTCGGTCAACATCAACGGCCCGATCCAAAACAAGATACTCTGCTATGGGCTTCTCGAATGTGGCAAGGACGCGATTCGGGAATTCGTGGCGAAAAACCAAGGCAATCAAATCGTTGTGCCGTTTCCCAAGATGAGGCAGCAATGACAACCTGGAAAGAATTTCTTTTCAGTCCGGTTCTGCTCAAAGATTTGTCCATCGAGCAGATGTTGGTCATCATGCAAGATGACAAAATGCCACTTTTTGCTCACAGCGCGTTTGCCAATGATCTTCTGAGACGCAAGGGGATTCCGTATGCCGAATCCTAGTAAGGCCAAACATACAATCGATCTTCGAATCACTATGGCCGGCCTGGCTCGCGTGCATGACCGCTACTTGAGGGGAATGCAACACGGCCTCATTCTCGGCGACGCCCTGGAAAAAGACTACCGCTGGATAGACGAGATCGAACGTATTCTACTCGGCAACGGTTACTTGAGCGTGGAAGAAATTCACAAACGGCATCTACTTGTCAATGCACACTGGAAACCTGAATACGACTGGCCCGAAAACGGAGGACACTGATGCTGGATGTTAACATCGCCACGCCGCAAATATACCGTTGGGCGCGAACGGAGATTGTTCGCGGGCAAAAGCATCTTAACTCTTGCCGGTTGCGACTGCTGGGAAGAGTAATTTACGACCGAAGGGCAAAGCCATTCAAGCGATTGGGAAAGTCGGACTATCATTTTGAGGGAGGACACTGATGCTGAAACGACTTCTCTTAACAGCCGAAGGCGATCCGAATCCCGGTTCTTTGATGTCTGAGCAGATGGGGAAGTACGGGGAGGGCAATAAGTCATGCTGATTGATAGACTTTCGGAGATGTTGGAGGGTGATGATTTTTCGCGTATCCACACCTGTGCCGAATGCGGAGATTTGATTCTCAGTTCGTACAAGCGTCGGGTGTTCTGTAGCGCAATCTGTAGGAAATTAAATTCCGATAAGGTGAGAGCTGCTAAGAATTCAACTAATCTACTAACGACGATGGAAGCGACCCGTGAAATAGCATGGAAAAACGGTTACGGCTCTCTCTCGTGCCAGAGTTTGAGCAAGGATGCGGCGGCTGGGTTAATCCCTGGGCATTACAAGAGCAGCCCGGAGAAGCCGCTTTTAATGAGTAGCGACGTGCTTTGGGCGTTTTTGCGTTCCGATAGGGGATTTACTTACAGCGATAAGTATAACCCTGTGGCAATGTTTACTGATAATGGCTGCAACTGTTGCAAGAAGACAGTCAATAATCCCGATAGGTTCCTCGTTCACGAGATCAATTGCCAACGAAAGAAGCACGTAGAAAAAAGGACGAATCAATTAGGAGAGATCGATGTTTGATGGCATAAAAACGCTTGAGAATTTTGTGATAGAACCAGGGAGCAGCGGAATTCGAGTTCCCGGTACAAGGTTTTTACTCACAGCCGAAGGCGATCCGAATTCCGGCGGCGGTGATCCTTCTGCGGCTCCTCCCGCGGCCCCGGCCCCTAGCGCCACTCCAACCTGGTACGCTCCCGCCGAAACGCTCAAGACCAGCGACCCCGACGTCTGGACGTCGTTCGAGAAAGGCGTGCAATCAGGCAACCACAAGGACTTTCCCACGTTCGTCAAGCATGCCGTGGGCTTGGAGAAGCGGCTTGGCGGCGCCATCTCACTACCGGGAAAGGACGCAAAGCCCGAAGAGGTAACTGCCTGGAGCAAGGATCTTGGCGAGAAAGTGAAGGGCCATGGCCTAGCGTTGGTCAAAGCGCAGGACGCCCCGCCCGAATCACCCGACAAATACGAAATAAACGTGGATGCGATCCCTGAAGGATTGCGGTCTGAATCTACGGTCAAAGCAGTTAGGGAATGGGCGCACAAGAACAATGTGAGCAATGCGGCGATCGGCGAACTGATGGCACTTGAAGGGAAGCGCTATACCGAAGAAATTGCCCCAGTGCTTGTGGCTGATCGCCAAAAAGCGCAAGCGGAATTTGATACATGGGCGGCTTCCACGGGGAAAGAATCAAAGGCGCTTCAGGCTTATGGCGGGGCTTGGCTTACTAAGAATTTTACCGAAGCGCAGATGCAGCATTTAGAGTCTATCAAAATACCGAACGGAAATGGCGGTTTCATAACCGCAGCCGATGATCCCGTGCTGCTGCGGCTTGTCGCTCAGGCTGGAATGGACACCGGGGAAGAGATCAGTGAGATCAGCGGGACTGGCGATCCTCCGGCAGACGCGGAGTTCGATGAAATGCTGAAAATGACGACCGACCCGAAGCATCCCGATTATCAGTTGTGGCTGCACGGATCGCCGGAAGATCCGAAGAGAATTGCCTTGATGGCAAAACGTGACGCTGCATTCAAAAAGAAATACGGCACAGGAGAAGTCAGATGATCGTCCAAGAAAAAATTACCAAAGACGGCACTCGGATAGCAGACAAGCACAATGAACTCGGCCTTCGCTTGAATCAGACCAGAATCATTGATTGGTCCCCTATGTGGGTGATCCTGCTCTATGACGACAAAGAGACGTTCAAGCCCAAAAAACCAGAGGAGTGAGCCATGCCGCTTACTCACAAAGGCAAGTCCATCATGCGCGCGATGATGGAGACATATAGGAACAAGGGCGGCAAGAAGAAGGCCGAAGAAGTTTTTTACGCGAGCGCGAACGCGAAAAAAATTAAAGGGGTTCATCGCTAACGATTTGCATTTGTTCTCAAACGGGAGTATTGGGGTAAGTTAAGATAGAACTTTGCGTTAGCGGGGAGAAATGGTTTCAGGCCGGTCTCATAAGCCGGTTCCCCTTGGTTCGATTCCAAGCTCCGCTACCGGAGAGTTCCTCTCCATCCGGGTCAGAAGATGAAGACGCTATTGGAAAGATTTGAAGAAAAATACATCCCAGAACCAAACACGGGTTGCTGGTTGTGGATGGGTGCGCTCCGTACCGATTGCGGCCTAATTTGGGTTGACGGGAAAATTGTCACCGCCAGTCGAGCGTCATGGAGCCTATTCAAGGGGCCGATCGAAGACGGATTATTCGTTCTTCATCGATGCGATAATCCGCCGTGCGTAAATCCCGAGCATCTCTTTCTGGGTACAAAATCCGACAATAGCCGCGACGCTTTCGACAAAGGGCGGCTTACTCAGATCGGTTTGGGCGAACATAGTATGGCGGCGAAATTAAATAATGAATCAGTGTTGTTCGTTAAAGCGAGTCAAGAAAGTAATTCCAACTTAGCTCGACGCCTTGGAGTGGACCGGGGAACTATCCGGGCCATCCGCGTCGGTAAAAGCTGGAAACACCTTCTTGATTTAACTAATTAAGAAGATTCCGGGGCACTCCTTTCGGAGTCCGGGTGACTGCACGGAAAGCCGTGCTGCTGGTCCCATAAAGACCAGGTGAGTCCGCATAAGCGGGGCACTTACCGCGGGCAGCTTCCCAGTCCTGCCAAAAATCACTGGGTAAGTTAAACATTAGAAAGGAACCCGAAATGAATCTCATAAAAAATCTCTCACGGAATATCTACGTCTGGCTGGCGGCAATCGCCGCAAATATCTGGTTTCTCGCAGAACCTCTTATCAAACTCGGTCAACGCGGAGCGCTTGAGAATGAAAGTTGGTTTCATCATGGAGTCAGTGCGACAGTCCTGCAACTCTCCCAGCAGCGAACGTCACAGGTTGACGGTGCCGTGCGTCTGAAAACCGGTGTCAAAGGGAAAACAGAACCGTTCAACCGGATCGGATCGCAGGACATGCAGCAAGTCTTGGCCCGAGACGGCACGACCACTTATGCCAACCCGGCGCAGTCCAAAAGGCGGGCGACTCTTTACGATTTCGCGCTCGCAGTAACCATCGATGAGTTTGACGAACTCAGAACGCTCACCGATCCACAGTCCGAGCTTTCGCAAATCTTGGCCTTCTCCATGGAGCGGAAGAAAGACGATCTCGTGTTGGCTCAGAGCACGGCGCAAGCCGGCGGTGCGCTGGGTACAGCCGAGACGGTGGACGAAGGCGCAGGGACATCGGCCGCGACATCGTTCGATACCGCACTGTATCAGGTCGCCGATGGCGGATCGGGCCTTACAATGGCGAAGATCCGCACGTCGCGAACCAATATGGCGGATAACTCAGTGCTCCCGGAGGATCAGTATTTTTTCCATTCTCCGAAAGGCATCGAGCAGTTACTGACCGATCCTACCGCGACCAGTTCCGACTTCACGACCATCAACGCTCTTACCGCCGGCAGCTTTCCGAAAGATGCCCTCTGGTACGGTGCCAAGTGGCGTGAATCGGTGAAGCTCTACAAGACGGGCAACATCCGTTCCTGCCTGCGCATTCAAAGGATGGGCATGGGCTTGGCAATGGGAATGTTTAAGGGAGTGGAGCTGGGTCGAGATCCGAACCGCTGGAACAACCCGTTTGCCATGGTCAAGCTGAGCGGCGGCTCGGTACGCTGTGACGATACCTGCGTGATCCAAGTTAATATCGACGAGAGTGTTTGATTTCAGGTACTTAGAGAGGATAATCTAAGGAGGTGATCTTCAAATGGCAGTAACGGGCAGTGAGGGTCTAGTAATTCAACGCTTCAAGAAGAGCGCCGTAGACGCGACCTCGGTCACTTTAGTTCCGACAACCGGTGCTTGGGCAGAAGCGAAACCGAGCCATCTCGCGGCAACAGAGGTCGTGCTTACTTTTAGCGCAAGACCGGAAAACATGTACGGTGCCGTTGCCGATGATCAGGAATACGAGATTTCGATAAAGCGTGTTACCTGATCGCAACTAAAATCAATTCAAAAGGCCATTCCTGCGGCGCAGGGGCCGGAAAGAGGC